TTATATTCTTACTGTTATTGGAATAACGCTTTTAGTGATAAAGAAATTGATGAAATGTGTAATTTTTTTTCTCAACATGAAGTTGAAAGAGCAACAGTAGTAAAAGATGAAAACAAACCAACAAATGAAAATATAAGAAAATCAAATGTAATATTTTTCAATAGAAACGAAGTTACATTTCCTATTTTTGATAGATTAAATATGATTATAGAACAGTTAAATGAAAATTTTTATAATTTCATATTAAACGGATACGAATCATTTCAATATACAGAATATGATTCTTCCGAAAAAGGAGAGTATAATTTTCATATGGATACATTTCTTGGTAAGGAAGAAGTATCATTTGAAACACGAAAATTGTCTCTTGTGATGTGTTTAAATCGTCCTGGAATAGATTTTGAGGGAGGACAATTTTATATAAATCAAGGATCTGAAAAGGAAGCTCATGAAGTTGAAATGGAAAAAGGAAGAATTATTGTTTTTCCATCTTTCTTAATTCATAGAGTTGCTCCTGTTACAAAAGGTAAACGCAAATCACTTGTTATATGGATATTGGGACCAAAATTTAGATAATGATTATATTTCGAAAACTTAAATGGAAAAATCTTCTTTCAACTGGTAATCATTTTACTGAAATAAATTTATCAGAAAAAATTAACACCCTTATAGTTGGCGAAAATGGTTCTGGTAAAAGCACTATGCTTGATGCGTTGTGTTATGCTTTGTTTGGTAAAGCTTTTCGAAACATTAATAAACCACAACTTGTCAACTCTATTAATGGCAAAGATTGTGTAGTTGAAGTTGAATTTGATACTAACAATAAATCTTATAAAGTTGTTCGTGGTATTAAACCAAACATCTTTGAAATTTATTGTAATGGTGATTTGCTAAATCAAGAAGCCGCTTCAAAAGATTATCAAGATTTCTTGGAAAGATTCATTATTAAAATGAATCATAAATCATTTACGCAAATTGTAATTCTTGGTTCTGCTTCTTTTGTGCCATTCATGCAACTCTCGGCATCAGATCGTAGAGCTATTATTGAAGACTTGCTTGATATTCAAATTTTTTCTACGATGAATTCTTTGATAAAGGAAAGATTAAATTTAAACAAACAATTTATGTTTGAAAAGAAACATGAAATAGATTTGGCTAATCAAAAATATGAATTACAGAAAAAACACATTGATGAACTTAAACAAAACAATGAAGATAAGGTAAAAGAATATGATAATGAGATTCAATTGCATAGTGATACCGTATCCACCTTACTTGCCAATGTTGGGACCCTCAGCGCCGAAACAGAGAAACTTCAATTGGTGGTTGCAAGTAAAATTGAAACAGAGGTTAAACTCAAGAAAATTACAAAACTTGAATCTCAAATTGAAAGCAACTTATCCAAATTTCGCAAAGATATTAGTTTCTTCCAATCACATGATGATTGTCCAACTTGTCGGCAAACCATTGCCAGTTCTTTTAAAGAGGAAGAGCTTAAAACCCTCGACACCAAAGTTGTTGAGTGCGAACACGGTTTATCACAGTTAGAAGCCAAACTAAATGAAGAACAAGAAAAACTGAATGACATTAATGAGAAACAGAAACTCATTAATAAAAAACAGGTTGAGATTGCTACACATAATACCACCATCACAGAAACAAACAAGATGATTGCTCGTCTGCGTAAGTTGGTAGATGAGTTAAAAAATTCTAAAGTAGTGACAGACTTAGAAGAACAACGCCTAAAAGAATTAAAGGATTGTTTGACTGTATTGCAATCAAACTTAAAATCATTAATTGAAGAAAAATCATATTACGATGTTGCCTCCACATTATTAAAAGATACAGGCATCAAAACCAAAATCGTTAAACAATATTTGCCTGTTATTAACAAATTAGTAAATAAGTATTTATCATCACTAGATTTCTTTGTAAATTTCAATCTAGATGAATCGTTTAAAGAAACAATTAAATCAAGGCATCGTGATGAGTTTACTTATAACAATTTTTCTGAAGGTGAAAAACAACGAATCGATATGGCATTGATGTTGACTTGGCGGGCTGTTGCTAAATTGAAGAACTCATCAAATACTAATCTGTTGATACTTGATGAAACATTTGATTCTTCACTAGATGCAAATGGTACAGAAGAACTAATGAAAATCCTACATATGTTAGAAGGTGTAAATTTATTTGTTATATCCCATAAAGGTGATATACTACAGGATAAATTTGCTAATGTTATTCGATTCGTTAAAGAAAAGAATTTTTCAAGGATAATAAAATGATAAAAGATCAAATTCGTATTACTGATGGACATGAAAGAACAGTAGATATTTTGCCATGTAATGATGGTACATATCAAGTAATTATGTTTGAAGCTTCTAATGACTATCATCAAAATGCATGGTTTCAAACAGTAGAAGAAGCTAAATTATTTTCTGAAAGATGGGTGAGTAGACAATGAGCGATATTTTAACAATTGATACTGGTGCTGGTTTAGTTAGTCAACAAAAAGTAGATCCATTACCATTGTATGATGAAAAACATCCAATGTTGATGGATGAAATACCAGAATATGTTGGTCCTTTACCTAATCCAAATATTTCATTATTAATTCAACGATTAAAACTCACAATGAAACTTTATGGTGGAGTTGGATTATCAGCCAATCAATGTGGAGTATTTGAAAGAGTGTTTGTTATAGGTACTGATTATTTTCAGATTGCTTGTATTAATCCAAAAGTATTACAAGTCTCAGATAATCTTGATAAAAGCGAAGAGGGATGTTTATCATATCCTGGACTCTATTTAAAAATACCTAGACCCTTATCGGTTCATGCAGAGTTTACTGACGAAAATGGAGTTCTTCAAAGAAAATGGCTTGATGGAGTTACCGCAAGATGTTTTTTACACGAACTAGATCATATGAATGGTATTCGTTTTATTGAAAAGGTTGGTTCAGTTTCATTGACCCAAGCGAGAAGAAAACAAACAAAACTAATTAAAAAAGTACAAAGAAGAAAATGAAAAGACCTGTTGCTAAACAATTGAATATTCCTAAATATGAAAATAGTCTAGATGATGTTATTCGATACATTGAAAATATTTCTTTAACATTGGTTAAAACAAAATACAATGATGGTAACTGGGAAGCAATATCTCTTCGTGGATATAGTTCTGATCCAGACAACATTTTAAAACCAGGTGTTCTTAAAACTAGCATTTCAACTGATACTCTACAAGATACTACACTTCGGTCTGCGCCAGAAATGAAAGCTATAAATGAAATATTAAAAAGATTACCCGCTGATTTTGAGCGTGTTAGAATTATGCGATTGAAGGCAGGAACAAAAATTGAAAAGCATACAGACAAAGTAGATAAATCAATTGGTTTTGATGATGGTCAAATTGTTCGTATTCACATACCAATTAAAACTGATCCAAAAGTAATTTTTTCCCTCTATGAAGGAAAAGAAAAAAAAGATTTCTTTTTTGAAAAAGGCAATTATTATTATACCGATGTAACAAAGGCACATGAAGTTCACAATACATGGGAAGAAGATAGATTGCATTTGGTAGTAGACTGTTACTCAAATCAAACACTTAGGGATTTAATTTTAGAATGAATATTGCCACACTTGATGATTTTACTGTGATAAAATCTATATTTGCGCCACATCAAAAAACATATTTTCCACACATTCGTTCCGATTATATCGAAAGAAAAATAAAATCTGGCAATATAATTATCGAAGATGGCGTTGTGATTGTTTTTGGTGTTTATAAAAGAAAACAAGCAATTGGTAAATTACACGCAGTTAAAGGTGATGCACATATTGGTCAAATTGTTGTTCAACAACAAGGTAATGGAAATGCATCAAAAGTACTACAGAAATTTTTCTCTGAGATGAACACTAAAGTTTGGTTAACAGTAAGGGCTGAAAATGAAAGAGCCCGTGCTTTTTATCGAAAAAATGGAATGAAAGAAGTAAGTGAAATTAGTTGGGCAGGAGGTACAATACCAGGTATCGTTTACTGTTATACAAAATAATTATGAAAAAATACTTTTATGAAAGAAACACAGAATTTCTTCAATCGAATGTAAACAAAACATTTGAAGAAATTTTATGGATGTCTAAAGATGAATTTCGTCAATGGGTAATTGACATGAGAAAAGAAGTGGTTCATCTTTGGGATGAAAAAGGCCAACCGCCAAGAGTTGGTTATAATGAACAAGAAATCGTTGATCAATTCAATGAGATGACTTCTTTTCCTATTCATAAGTTTTCTGTCAAAGATGAATTGACTGGTGAAGAAGATGTGATTCGTAATACAAGTGTTGTTGGCAATGCAGTCAATCAATGGTTTCCTACCATGATGAAAACTCGCATCAACTATACTAAAGATGTAGAGAAAGGCAAATCAATCTATGATTATTTTGCCAAAGATGAATTACTTGAGACTTTTGTAACATATGCTTCACGCCATTTTAAAAGAGATTCTTTTTATCATTACTCTACCCCAATTAAAGTTGATGAAGTAATTGAAATTGGTAGTGTACAATTTAAAACAACAACCGCAGAAAATTTCGTAGAATGGTTCGAATCTAAAGTTCGATCATACGATACGCACGATTATTGGTTTGAACCAAACTCTGGCGAAAATGATTACACTGGATACAATGAAGATCTGAAAAATCAGAAATACCTTCTTATTTCAAAAGATGATTTGTTAAAATTAAATGTACCTGATGGATGTAAAACAAATATCGAGCATAAAGATGCACAGTTATTTCGTATTCGATTCTATAAGAAAAATCAAAAAATATTTCCTGTAGGTCTAAAAGCCTTTCGTGTTTCTTTCTGTCAATATGCAGTAAATTTTCCACCATTGACTGCAAAATATTTGTATGAAAAATACACCGAACACTTTAAAGGCCAAGAACAAATTAATATCTACGATCCATCATCTGGTTGGGGTGGCCGTTTACTTGGCGCATTATCGATTGATGATTCGAGAAACATCCATTACATTGGTACTGATCCAAATACTGATCACACTACAACAAAAGGAAGAACCAAATACCATGAGTTCGCAGATTTTTTCAATACAAAAACCTATCGTGCTACAGGTCTCTTTCCAAAAACGCACACCTATGAAATATACCAACTTGGATCTGAAGAGATCCATAAAAATGAAAATTTTAAAAAGTACAAAGGAAAGTTAGATTTAATTTTCACATCGCCTCCATATTTTGCTAAAGAAGCTTATTCTGAAGACGCTGATCAATCATACAAGAAATTTTCACAGTATGATTCTTGGCGTGAAGGATTCTTACGCAAAACATTAGAAACTTGTGTTGAATATTTGAAAAATGATAGGTATCTTTTGTGGAATATTGCTGATGCAGTTTTTGGTGGTGATATGTTGCCACTTGAACAAGACTCAATCGATATTCTTACCAGTTTTGGAATGATGTATAAAGGTAAGTTGAAAATGTCTCTTGCTCAAATGCCTGGTGGTAATCGAGTTGATTCAGAAACTGGACTTCCAAAAGCAAAGAATTTTTGTAAGGTTAATGGTATGTGGCTAAAATACGAACCAATTTTTATATTTTATAAACCATGAAAACAACACCTATACTTTTTCCAAACATTGGCTATAATGAAATTGAATTTAGTGAAGAAGAACTTTTTCCATTAAAGCAAGAAATATTTGAAATACAAAAAAATAATTTTAACGGCATTGAATGGAATTCATATTTAGCTGGAAACATTGAAAAATCATTTGTCATTGAAAAAAATAAAGAGTATTTACAAAATTTAATACTTCCATCATGTTTCAAATACGATGAAACATTCAATCATTTTAAAGATATTAGTATACTAACAAAATCTGTCCCATTGGTTTTACATAATGCATGGGTCAATTTTCAAAAAAAAGGAGAATTTAATCCTGCTCATAATCATACAGGTGTTATGAGTTTTGTGATATGGATTCAAATTCCTTATAATATAGAAGATGAAATGAATGTTGCTTTTGCAAAAAAAGCAAACGGACAAAAATGTGGAACTTTTTCTTTCTTATTCACAAATGTTTTAGGTCAACTAGACACTATAACAATTTATGCGGATAAAAAATTCGAAAATCGAGGATTAATTTTTCCATCAGAAATGTATCATGCTGTTTATCCATTTTTTACCTCTGACGATTATAGGATTTCAATTTCAGGAAATTTCAGATTAGATAATAGTTAGTGAGTACTCACTATTGGTAATATTGCCGCATTTTTTAACCCCATATAGTATAATGAATATATGGGGTTTTTTATTGTTGTTTTTATACAACACAATGCTTGACAAAATGTTCAGGTAATGTTATAATGGTTAAATAAATTAGAAAAAGGTTATTTCTATGTCTTTTACTGCCGAACAAAAATCACAGTTAGCGAAATTACTGGCAACCGAAAATCTCACGGTTCAACACCAGAAAATCAACACCGCTAAGTTTGATACCAAAAATCGTATTCTATATCTTCCTATTTGGCAAAACATGACAGGTGTTATCTATGACCTGTTAGTTGGCCACGAAGTTGGTCATGCTCTCTATACACCTCCCGAAGGTTGGCATGACGCTGTTATGGACAATGATAAAAACAAAAACTACAAAAACTTTTTGAATGTTGTTGAAGATGCTCGTATTGAAAAGAAAGTTAAACGCAAATATCCTGGTTTAAATTCTTCCTTTAAACTTGCTTATCAAGAACTCAATCGCCGAGATTTCTTCGGGATTCTTGGTCGTGATATAAATGAAATGGCATTTATCGATAGATTGAATCTGTTTAGTAAATCTCAATGGGCTGCTACATGGATACAATTTAATGCCAAAGAAGAGTTGTTAGTCAAAGAAGTTCAGGCTGCAGAAACATGGAATGATGTAGTTCGTATTACCGATAAAGTTTACGAATATTCAAAAGAAGAACAACATGAAATGGCACTTGAATA